GTGAGTTGGTACGTTTGTAAATACCTTTGATACCACTTCCGCCTAGTCCATCATCTGTAGTTAAGGAAAAATCGCCCTCAACCTCATTATGCTCGATGATTATTGTATATCCTTCTCTGGTTGCTGTTAAGTAATTAGCACCAGCGGGGTCAAATATCGTATCAGTATTAAAAGCTACTGTATTAAAGGAGGTGGACGCGTAGCTATCATTTAATAACGACTTGGCAATGTTGTCTGTAGAGGCATCTGCTGAGATAGAGTTCCGTGTGCCGATTGTTGAAAATACATGGGTAGCCCCTGTCGCTATGTCCCCTTGCACTGTTAAAGATACGCTTGCATTGTAGTCGAATGCGAAATCACCTCCAGATACTTCCGTGTTGTGTTGTCCAAAGTAGCCTTGATTAGTGACTGTTACACTACCGACTTTCTTAGTGCCGTTTCCTGTGCCATCATCCACTAATGTTATTTCAACAACAGGTTGAACATTTATGGTATCATAAGTCCATCCCCCGTTTACAAAGCCGCCAAGGTCTCCGAAATCAATGTTTACGGTAAGTTCGGTGGGAGTCCCAGCGGGGTATCCTTCCCCAGCATTTGTTATGGATACAGAGCTAATGCGGAACATTTCCCATCCACCAGAATAGTATTGATCGCTTACTGTTACATCGAAGGTAGCCACAGTAGAAGCAACGGCTCCGCTTATGTTGCCTCCAATAGTAACTTCGTATTTCTTCTCATAGTCTCCTTGAGCGATGTAAACAAAACCTTTCTTTTCGAGAGCTGGTGTTTTAGTTTGTGATAGAGAAGCGTTGATTTCTTTATTAGCGATAAAGGTATTATCAGCCACCGTGAGAGCTTTGAGGCTTTCTCTAGGAGTGTTTGTTTGAAGATAACTAGGTGGAGTAAGTGCGGATGTGCTTCCATTCATTGAACATTTAACACCTGAGACAATGTTCCAAGCTTCTATGCCAGAACCTGTGTGGATAACTACATACTTCTCCTCGTCGTCTCGATTGATAAAGTGAACAAAGCTATCAGCATCAATAGCCTCCTCTAACAACCTAGCAACGTGCCGAGTGTTAGGGCGCTTCTTCAGTCCCTCTGCAACAGAGCTAAGAGCGTTTTCCTGCTCCTCACATTGACCATCGAAACGAGTGGCATCAGGTTGTTGAGAGACACCTTGAATAAGGTTAGGAACCGAAGTGTTAATTAAAGCCATTATGTAAGATCGTAGTTACGGTTGATACCAATTCTGGAAGCGGCGTCGTAGTTGTCAAATATAGTCCTGTCAGAGCTACCACTGTCATAATCCATGAGTGCTCCATAGGCTTTGTATTCGTCACGAGCTATTAGTGCTTCTAGTTCACGGGAACCTACGATGCGTCCTTGGAACACACGAGAGGCACGCAGAGTGATGTAACGGCGAGCTTGCTCTGGTAGGGAGTCCCACTCTAGGAGACGAGTCTGGTTTACTTTGAGGTCAGTGGTGAACACTTGGGTGTTATTAGAGCGATCAAAGAGGCTTAAACCACGCTGTACGACATCTATTGAAGTGTCGATGGGGTCTAGCTCAAGGATGTCCTCTGAGAGAGTTATAGTGCCATCCCCAGCAGGGCTCAGGGTGACGTTTACTTCTGTGTTAAATTGCCATCCTACAGACTGAACAGCACGACTAACCTCATCAAGAGCAGAGATAGCTGTAGCAGCGGAAACTGGGAGTGCGTTGGTGTTGCTGATACTGTTCACAGGGCTTTCACCAATGTGTCCTAGCATCGAATTTACTGCTTCTAATTTAGATGTCAGAGTAGGCATATTATTGTATAAGTTAAAAGGGGTTAAAAAGAGACCCCAAGGGGATTGTCCCAAGGGGTCTCAGCTTAATTGGTATTACTTACGCAGGGAGAACCTTAACAGCACACTCAGGTCTGAGCGCGCCGTGGCCCATTGCGTATTTAGCAACGAACAGGGTACCTTGGCGTTGGATTTGGTACTCGGACTCTGTAGCGAGGTCGAGTAACTTAACCGTACCGATAGCTTCCTTAGTACCTGCAAGGAATCCCTTAGCAGTACCAGTGCCGCTCAATGCGGAGAAGTCACCGTTGTAGCCAGTACCACCAGCACCGAACACATCATTGTTAGATGCGCCATCACCAGTAGCTACAGCAGAGTCATCACCACCAGCAATGATGCTGTCGAGATGGTTGCTCTTGAAGAGGCTGATACCAGCAACTTGAGCAATCTTACCTGTTGAAACATCACCAACACCACCTGTGTCACGATTGATCGCAACATTGTCAGCAGTGAGGAGAGTGTAGTATTGGCTTGGAGTGAGAACAGCAAAACGACCTTCTTCAGGAGCGTCTTTCTCGTCAAGCGAGCGAGCCACAGCGTAGAGCGAGTCAACAAGACCAGCGGCAGTTGTGGTAGTAGCACCAGAGACGCTTGTGCCTCCGTTGCCTCCGATTTCGGACGAACCACCAGCAGCAGCGAAGAGAGTCTTCATTGTTGCGATGTCGAAGCGCTTAGCAAGAGCCTTACCGAGTTCCTTAGCGTAGATGCTACGGACGTCGTAGTGGTTCTTGAGCTCATCGATATTGGCGATGAACGTCGAAGCAATCAGAACGTCATCAATGTTGATGGTGCGCTCAGCGTGCTTGATGTTGGATAGGTAGCTGTTAGAGCTGTCCACGATGTCTTCACCGACTGTGTGGTATTTAGCTTCAGCAACACCTGTGACAGGGAACTGAGCTGTTTTACCAGACGAGATGGTGCGAACCATGTGCAGGTCTTTCATGATGTTCTGCTCCTCAAAGGTAGTCAGGATTTCTCCTGAGAACACTTTAAGAAAGAGACTATCTGCGTCTCCAGAACCGTTTACTTGTCCCAAACGGGACGGACTTGTATTAGCCATTGTATTAGTTTTTCTTTTTGAGTTAGTTTACTTAGTAGCAACTCCCAGAGTGGGGGTTACAGGTTAGGTGTTCTTACTCACTTGGTTCACCGCTAGGTTATCCTCCTCGGAGGGCAAAGCTGTTACTTCTTGCGGATGGGAACGAAAGGTTTATTTCTTTTTATTAACGCGCAAAGACACGCGAGCAGCCTTAGTATTTGAAACAAACTGCTTACCCTTAGAGCCAGCTTTCTTTTTCTTTTTAGCTGTAGATGCTCGTTCTGATTTACTGAGGCTTCTAGCTTTAGCGATGGGAAGGCATCGGTCAGGGTTCTTCTTATTCTTGGAAGTACCGCACTCACCTTTGATGTTTCCATCGGTTCCAATACGAACCCAGCGTTGGGCTCTCCATTTTGCTAGTTCTCCCATGTTACTTTTTCTTTTTGACTTTTAGGTTCTTACGCCCTTTGCCATAATTAGGGTCTTTGCAATATTTAGATGCCGCCATGTTTGCATAAGCAGATGGGTATTTGTCGAAGGTGCGCTTTGCCCAAGCGATTCCTTTAGGGCATATTTTAGCCATTAGTATTTTTTGGGTTTAGATTTTTTGATTGTTAGTTTCTTACGTTTCATAGCACATTTTGAACATCCACAGTTTTTCATAGGTCAGCACTTCCACTTTCTAAGAGCGAGAGCTTTGCGAGTAGGACGTCCTTTGGAGTCTTTCATAGGCCCCTTGACACCACTCATACGAGCACAGAAAGAGCGTTTTCTAGCGCCTCCTTTAGGTTGAGGTGCTTTTAGGTTAGAACCAGTCTTACGATTGTAGTAGTCTCTGCCTTTCTTGGAGAGACCTCCACTCTTAGACTTATGTTCTTTCCGTAGGCTTACGCCTTTTCTCTTTGCCATTTATGTAGTTATTTATTATTGGGGTTGCCCTACTTCTGTAGGTATTAAGATTGATTTGCTTCTGGTCAGCTTGTGGGTTCTCAACACGTTTCCAAGCTCCACCACCTCCGTTCCAGATGAACAGCATGTGGTCAGCCGTAGGTGTAATCCCAGAGGCTTGAATGTGCTTCGCGTAGTGGCTCAGAACAGCATAGGCGATACGCTCTCCGACCACTGGGTCAAAGGCGTCCGTATGAGTGGCTTTAGAACCAGTAATACGGTTGTAATCATCTACCATTACCTTGTGTATCTGGTAGTGCCCATAAGCAGCCCCATTGTCACCCACTATTGTGTGAGGACTGTCGGGGTAGACTTCCCACTGAGGGATTAACTTAACGAAGTCTTTAAGGGTTATTGAGGTGTCTGCTTGGCAACACCCAAACAGTAAAAGGGATGCGAGTATGAGTTTAATTAACATCGTTTTCTAGGTCATTAACGTAGTCGAGGATGTCCCCGATGGTTTCCCTCTCAGAGGAACTAAACTCGTGTTGGTCTAGCTCCTCTATAAACTCAGGAATCCTGCTTTGTCTCAGTGTCGCGCACCCACTCATCAATACGAGTGCGGTGCTCAGCGTGACGACGATTAGCCAATTCTTTGACATATTCAGAACGTATCGTTAGCAACAGCTTTCCTATTTTAGGGAACGCTATTAGTAATTGAACGACAGTAGCTATCACTTGTCTTTAGCTTTACCGATGTTAAGGGCTAGCCAATCAATGACCTTGTAAGCTTTAGCAACAAAAGCGTCATCTGAAGGGGTAGGGGTGAGAGCAGCTACAGCAGAAGCGGCAGCTACGATAGCAGAAACAGTAAGTAGAATACTGTCCACGTTAGATACTAGGTATGAGATAATTTCTTTCATAATAATTTACTTTATTGGTTTAAAATATTGAGGAAACGGACATCCGCTTTTCTACGTTTTCACGGTAAGCTGGATCACTGGCATAACGAGGGTCACGCATAGCTTCAGTAACTTGAGCAGTAGAACCAAAGGGCTTTACACCTGAGTCACCTGAAGTGGAACCTTGAACGAGAGAAGGGCCTTTGCCTCCAGCGGCTTGGAACTGAGCATACAGTCCTTTAACAGCTACACGGGCTTGCTCTACTGAGTTGCCTTCTACAATGTCGTTAAACGCGTCAAGGTCAGTGTCAGCGAGATTCTCAGAAGCCCACTCAGCCATAGCCTCGTAGTTTCCAGCGCCACCAATCGACTCTTGAATAGTAGCAGCTTGCTGAACAGACATAGCTTCTTGACCAGCGATGTATTGCTCAACGAACTCACGGGGTAACCCAGCGGCCTCAAGAGCATCAAAGGTCTTGTCAGACAACTCACCAGCCTCAGCGAACTCACCACGAGCCGCATCAATAGCGCCTGTAGTTGCCTCTGTAGGAGATGACTCCTCTGTTGTAGCCTTCTTGTCTGCCTTTGGCTTGGACATCTTCTTCTGAAGCTCCTTGTAAGCCTTAGCCATTTCTTCGGGACTCTCAAACTTCTCATCAAGCCACTCAGGACGTTCCTCTTCGGTAGCCTCTTCTTCTTCATTAAGTTGCTCTTCGATAGTTTCCTTGCCCTCGTTGGGGTCGGCTTCAAGCGTTTGGTTACGCTGGTTAGCTGCTTCTTCTTGCATAGCAGCCTGTTTTTCTAGGGAGATATTCTCTTCCTCGTTTGTTTCGTTGATCTGTACTTGATGTAGGTCAGCCATTTTCTATTTCTCTTATTCCTCTACGGGAGCTTGTTCTTGTTGTACTTTCGCTTGGTCAGAAATAGCTTTGATCCCTGCTGGGCCTAGCTTTTCTGCCATTTGCATTTGTTGGGCTTGTTGGGCTTCTTGAGCCATTTGTTCTTCTGTCTTAACTAGTCCATCAGTTTTAATACCGAGGGAGGTAGCACGACGTTTAAAGTATTCTCCGACACTCACATATTGAGCTACGGCTTGAGGGCCTACTACTTGAGCAGCACCAGCTAGGAACATATCCAGCTTCTGTAAATCGTTACCACGACCAAGGGCTTCTACACCTGTAATGATAACAGGATTGATAATGTCCTTAGGCATCTTAGGGAGCTTCTTCTTCTTACGCATGACATCCATCAAGCGATTAACCATAGGCATCTGAAGCTCTACTGAGAGTAAAGAATAGAGACCACCAATAGCGACCTCTAGCTCTTGTCCTAGCATACGTATCTCTTCTGCTGTCACACGCTCAGCGTTACGAACAACACCTGAGGTCAACAGGAAGGCGTGACCGAGACGCTCTTCAATCTTCTGGATGCTCTCTTGGACAACTCGGAAGTCATTGAACTTGTTGAGCTGGAGAACGGACACATCAGCAGCGTTACCTTGAGCGATAGCACCATTAGGTGATTCAGCAAGTGTCTTAGCGCGAGTTGTGCCGTTGGGATTAACGAGGAAGAGTACCTTAGCAGCGGCTGCCGAGCCTTCTACAAGAGCTCTTTGGAGGCTCTCAAGAGATTGCAAGTCACCTAGATACTCTTCAACGTATCCACGCCCATAATCCTCACCATCGATGCGGGAGAAGCGGAGCGGGATAAAGGGGTTCTTGTCTAGTGGGTAGAAGCCTTCACTATCAGGAATAAGGTTGCCATTGATTTCTTGCCATACCTTCCATCCATTCTCCTTGCGGCACACAGCAGTGAACAGGTTGACGTCATTGTCAGCGCCTTGTCCATCAGTGTTACCAGCAATGTCTTTCATCTCTTGTGAGAGGGACATATAGGATAGCTGCTCTTTGGTGCAGATGTAGAGAATGTTACCCATTGGGTCACGCTCTACGCAGAAACGGTCAAGATGGAACACACGCATACCTCCGTCTTCAGGAAGGTAGACTAGAGAATTACCTGTTATGATAAGGTGCTTTAGGGCCTCATGGAGAGCAGTGCGATATGTCTCACGGCTAATCTCGTCCATAACGGACTCTTCAACTTGCTGAAGGGATTTCTCAATCTCAGAGATTAACTCTGGTGGAGCGCCCTCTTGTTCTAGTCCATGATTGTCTACGTTAAGACGAAAGAAAGGGGCATTAGGTGGCAGGAGCGCTAACAGTAATTTAGAAGCTAGGTTATTTACTCCACGAGCGCCGATGCCTTGAAAGGGTGTTTCTAGGCGGCTATGTGCGCCAAAGCCCTCATCGGTAATGATGTAGGGTAGAGTTAGTTTGGAACACTGGCGAGCACGATCTACGTATTGGTATCGCTTACCTTCCAGTTTGGAGTAGAGTGCTTGAGCTGTTTCAGTATTCATATGTTGTATATTTATAAATAATCCCTGTCCGAACGGTGGGCTTCCTTCTGTTGGTCATAAAATCTCACCGATTGAGGTTAAGGAACGCTACGGAACGGACAGGGTTAAAGGGGGTAATTAAGGGTTATCTTCGATGGTGTCAGGGATTGCGTAGGTGTCAACGGTGGAAGTCTCCTCAAGTTCATCGAGGTCATACTCAGAAACATCTAAAGCCCACATGCCGTCAGCCGTAGGGACTGGCTTAGTCACCCAGCGTGTTGTTCCTCCAGTAGTCCAGTAGGGGAAGTTACGGTCTTTACCTTCTTCGTCGGCACGTTCGATGCCTGCTTCTTCGCTTGCGTATATTAGATACATTAGTAGATGTCGTATTGATTGTTAATGTTAGCTTCGATGGCTGCACGATTAGAAGTTTGGTCAGTAGCGTAAAAGACAACTTCATTGACAGTTCCGTTCCAGTGGTTAGACGAAGAACTTCCACCAATGTTTAAGACTTTACTACTGACCGTTCTGGTGCCAATGTTTGTGTCAGCCGAGGATACAAGTGTTCCGTTAGCAAAAAAGTTAGCTGTTCCTCCAGAGCTATTTAAAGTAGAGATAGTAGTCCAAAGTTCTTCGTCCGAACCAAGAGTTCCTGAGTTAGCATTAGCCCCAGCATACGCCCTGCGAACACCACCAGCAGTATTGTAAACAATATAATCAGAAACAAATCTAAATAGGTATGCGGCTTCATCTCCATCTGATTTATTAGTAATAAACGTAGACAGCGTAGTTCCACTTGCAAATGAGAACGTGCCAGCAGTTTCTAGTTTTTGAGCATCGTCAAAGCGAAGACCACCAGTTACTAGGCTACCAGAACTTACAATCTTAGGTTGGCTTGTAGAGGTAGGCTGAACGGCATCGTTACCATTACCTGACTGGTCATACCATTTGGATACGAAGCCGCTACTTGAATGAGATACAATTTCAAAGTCACTGATTG